GGGATGCAAGAATTGTATGTTCTGGTTATTTTGTTGATTTTGCAGGGTATCACCTTGATTTCGATGCTTTTTCTCGCATCTCGCGGCACTGGGCTTCTTCTCAACCTGTTTGTGGAACTCGACGGCAAAATTGCGGAGGCGATAACCAAACTAATGCAAGAAGGATTGCCGGATTTTGAACCACCGAACCCAATCCAAGCCTTAATCGCTCAAATGATTCAACAAAGAGTATCGGATGCAGCCCCTCGAGCACCCTCTGGGCAATTTATTGAAGTTGAGCCGAAGAATTAAGAGCGAGGTTGCGCCCCGCTAACGCTATGGCTCGACGCAAAACACGAAAAAGACGCAGGGCGACACGCTACAAGTCGCTTTACACGATGGCGGTTGCATACGGAAACCTTGCAATCTTAACTCAAGGAATTGCAGGGACTTCGCCCTATGGTGTAATCACTGGTGCGGTTGACGCATACGATACTTCAGGGGCGATGACTTCAGGAAACGCCGCAGTATCATTAGGCGACATCCTCCAGAACCCTTCAATGGCGTTCTCAACCATGAACGCGAACATCTCGAGCAGCGCAGCGAGCATGATGATTCAAGCAATTACCTTCAACGCAGGGGCCAAGATATTCCGCAAGGTCATGTCAAAGCCATTCCGCGAAGCAAACAAGGTCATCCGACCTCTTGGACTGGGAATCCAACTCTGAGGTGGTGAAGATATGGCGACAAATACAGTTGTTGGTTCGCTCACCTGCTCCGATGGAACCACAATCCCCCTCAAAACGGAAATTGCGGAGGGCACTGAATCGGATTTGGGCACTGATTCCGTTTATACCGTCAGTTCGATGAACGTAGGCGACTACAAACCCAACGGAATTATCACCGCCGGTTCAGTCACTTGCGATAACGGTGTTGCATATTGCTACATTCTTTCGCAAGGACTCGTTGCGGCTCTCATCCCATGCGGAGTAAAGGGCGCGGTTCAAGACGTGCCCCAACTTTGCAAGCCTTACAGACTTCAGGCGGGCGATAAGGTTCGAGTGTTAAACAGCACGGCCGCATCACGCGTTGGTGCTCTTTCTGTCTATACTGCTTCTGGGAAATCTCGGATTTTCTATACCTCATCCGCTCCCTCTGGAGCCGCGACTCAAGAATTGGTCGATTTGCAAACTTCGAACAGCATAGGAGACACATTGCAGGGAGAGCGCATTATAAAATGGGCCGGAACTAGTGTCGACGGAGCCAAAATCGAAACAAACGGATTCTATGTTGTTGATGCACTCGGAAACGTTGTTGGCGCATGTCCGGCAACAGACCCAAGCGTCAACCAACCTCAATTCACCGCAGCCTACAACGTGCCGATTAGTCTGAACTTCAAGGCTCAATATCTCACAAACGCATGAGCGTGATTGAATGGCTAAGATGACTAAGACTCAGAAGCGAAACGCTCTATCAAGCATTCACGATAAAGCGTTCAAACTGCTCGGCCACTCAGTAATCAGCGTAAAAGACTTCGAGGGAATCAAAAAAATAGTGAGTCGTCGGTTGAATGAAGTAAATCGTGGTTGAGCGTATCGGGTGATTGAATGGCTATTGCTTCTTCATTATCCGGCGGGCAACTCCCGTCTATAGGGACTCAGATTGGCGGGGTTACACAACAGCAATCCGCCTATGTGGCCCAACAAGTCGCGCTTCAACAGGAGCGCCGGCAACAAAAACCAACTGGTAATGGTGGTTCTCGCGCAATGATTCCCGCCTCTCAAGACTGGGAGGGATTCGCGTTCTTACTATTGGGGTTGCTTTGATTGCCATTGCCCGACGCACCCGACACTTCGCCGCGTGTTTATCGTCTTCTGAAGACCAAGACGCTCAGTGCTGAAGCCCCGAACTCGTTATCTCAGGCTGAAATTGCTTCAGTCGGCGACCCAATCTCGATTGAGATGCTGAATGAAGACGAGTTACGCCGTCTAATCTTAGTGAACCTCGCGCGCTTGACTGTGAAACAAGAATGGGATGGCCTTCTCGGGTGAGATTATGCCGCTACCAGATGCCTCAAAGCGTTCCGACCGTGTCTATACACTCCTTCAGAATACAGATTTGGAGAACTTAGCATACGCAACCCTACAATCAACAGGGCAAACGATTGCTATTGAGGAAATGTCTGAGGATGAATTGCGGCGTTTGGTTCTGGTGAATCTCGCTCGTCTATCCGTCAAGGGTGAATGGAACGGGTTACTTGATGCGGGCGGTGGAACATTCAACGTCAATCTGACGCAAGCCGGAGCACTAAGTTCAGCAATGGACACCGATGTCGTTACCATCACCCCCCCGTGGGGAATTAGCGCGGATTTATCAGCAGAGTTCGCGCGCCAATCCCCTCAATTCTATCCCTTCATCGCAACTACAACCGGCACCGTTGCATCCATGCTCATCAATGTCGATACGGTCTCCGCGAGCGCCAACACCCTCGAGTGTGCGATTTACAGCGACAACAATGGGGTCCCTAACGAGATTCTGACGGAATGCGTATTTGATGGTGAAACCGCAGGGGACCAAGAACAAACCTCACTGACAGGCACGGCATCGCTCACAAGAGGCGACCAGTATTGGATTGGGCATTGCGAGACCGGTTCGCCAGGGTTCAAAGTGATTGCTCTCGGTGGGTATTATCCCTATTCTGGTCAAACAACTGGGCCGAACTCGGGCGTGCGGTTGTTGTCTGTGACCGGAAGTGATTTCTCTCTTCCATCCCCAGTGACTGCCGGCAATTTAGCCGCTTCAACCTACAAGGGGAACTTTTGCGTGGGGTTGACATATACATGAAACCATCAAGGCAGCGAACCGTATTCAACGGGACCGACATCATAGAAGTTAGAACAATAGATGTGGATTGGGACATGGTGCGACAAGCCCGAGACAAGGCTCTTTCTGTTTCAGACTGGCGAGCAGTCAAGGACCGCACTATGAGTCAGGCTTGGAAGGACTACCGCACTGCTCTTCGCGAACTCCCCCAGAATCACGTCGAGGCTAACGACGCCGCTGACAACTGGCCCGAACCTCCGGAGTGAGTCGGATGCCCAAGCCAAAACCCACGCAGGTGATTCGTCACGAAATTGTATTGGGGCGTAAAGAAAAGGAAATGGTTGATTCCGCCCTAAGCGCGTATGCGTTCAACCGCGTTTCAACTCCTGTTATCGATTTACTAAACGACGTGACCGGACTCACTGCGTTTTTCTCAATACTTGCTGCGGCTGGATTTACAGGCATTGGGTTCGTATTCCTTGCGAGCGATGACCTTTCAGTCGCGGGTGTAATTGATTCGTTCTTTAACCAAAGGCAACAGGCTATTTTATCCGCCGGTTTAGAAGCCGGCGGCCTCGGTGTTTGGGGGATGACTGATTTTGTTCAGGATATTCTCGGCCTACAAAGTGACGACTTCAACCTGCCTCGAAATCCGTTGAAAGATATAATCCCATAATTTAGGGGCTTCTCCCCCCCCCTTTTCGGGTCATTTCCCGAATAGTTTGAGCATTTTACTTATGAAGGATTCATTCTTTTGCAATTCTTCTCGAAGTTTGGCGTTCTCGATACAGACTTCTTTATGGTTCTCAAGTAATTGTTCGTGGGCTTCGAGAAAGTCTTGAATCCTTTGGTCTATGAATTGAGGTTTTATTTGCGTTCCAGTCCGCCATAATTTGCCCTCACCATCAGTCCAGTCAGTGCAATGAAAATGAGTGAACCAATTGACGCACCGTGAAACGAATCTTGACTTAGAACCCCTCCGGACTGAACGGATTGCTTTTGACGCTCCTGTATCTAAGGTGAATGAGTGAAGATTATTGCGAGGCATTATTCATCACCTTCAACCGAGATTCTCAAACCATAATGCAAGAACTCTGTATTCAAGAGATTCATAATTCTCTCAAGGTCATTTTCATGAACAAGCAACTCAATTCTAACGTGTTTCAAACTCATTCCATATCCTCCAAATACCCATCATAGCAGTCCTTACAAAACTCAACCGGCCAATCCATACTCTGACTTCGGTCATAGCAAACGTCACAACTCTGACAGAAGAAAACAACCGGCTCTTGCTTCACCATCAATTCACCCCCACCAGTCGATGAGTGCCGCCACCACCGCAGGTCATCCGCTGGAGGCGTTCAACGGCTTCAAACGTCTTCGAGGGGCATTCTAAGCCACACTTTCGACAAATCAACTTCATTCTTCTTCACCCACGCATGGCCTTCCAGTCTTGAATCCATACAAACATTCTGAGATGCTACACCACTTCCATTCTTGATTTGTGTGCTCGCCGACTAGGCGACCACACGTTTTGCATCGGTGGTAGGGGTCTGAGAACCATTCCATGTATTACAACGCACAGGATTCCCCTATTTAAATATATATTACACGCGCGCAGCGAAGCGAGCGCGGAACTGAAAAATCTCATTTTTCAGTTCAATCCGCGATAGCGGTTGCACTGGGATAGTGCGCTATCCCTCTTTGATTAAGAGGATTATGCACGGCGGAACACGCGCGCGCCCTAAAATGAACGCTTAAGGGCCGCATGAGGGTCGGGTGAG